ACTAACATTGTTTGGCAAACACTTGAATAAATCTGTGCTTGTTGCGTTAGTAACGCCAGTAATTATCATATATAAACTTTTATAAGATTGTGAAATACTTGAGATTGTTACTGTTGCTCCTGATAATGTAGTAGTAGATAATAAAGTTAAACTGCCAGCGGATATTGTGCCCCATGAATTTGTTGTTCCATTTGTTGTTAAATATTGTCCATTTGTTCCCGTGCCTAATCTTGCAAATGTGCCTGAACCAGTTGCTTGAATTAAATCACCTGATGTGGTAAATGCAGTTGCCATTGAGTTTGTGACTGTCACATCACCTGATGTGCCACCACCACTAATTCCAACACCTGCGGTCACGCCTGTGATGTCACCTGGATTTGGTGTTGTCCATACAAAATCCATGTCAGTTCCAGTTTGTTTTGCAAGTATTTGACCAGTTGTGCCACCCAATAAATCTTGCATTGATGTGGCAACGGCTTGACCAAACACCGCAAAATCTGCTGGTAAGTCCGTGACCAAATCTGTGTTTGTTGGCATTTGCCAGCCAAACGGTGTTGTTGGATTGCTCATTTATTTGCTCCTACTCTATTAAAGGATTGTGGCATTTGCCCAATCCAATGTTGCGCTGACATCCTGCCATTGTTCAACAATTGGCACATTTTCCCATCTGAATGCTTGAAGGCTAAATGCCAGTGATGACACATTCATGGTCAGTGATAATTCATTGTAAGCGGCTGCAAATGTCCAGCCTTCAACAAATCCCAAAAATTCACCTGAATTCATGTTAAGTGGCAGATTGGTGATTCTAAGCGGCTGCCCCATAAATGTATTTATCAGGGCATCCCGATCTGCATCATCAATTTCAGGGTTGGTCAGGTCAAATGCAAATTGATTAAATTGGGCATTTGGGTATGCCCTTAATTCCAAATAAAACGCTGCCTGTGTTTCGGCATCAGCCTGATTGTGCAATGTGGTATTTATGATCTGCGATAAATTACCGTATAAAGCAATTGATGCAGGGTCAGAATCTGAAACCTCATTATTTGAATTTGACCCGTATTTTAAAGTAATTGCATTTCGCACATCACCGCTGCGGGTGCGGATTTGAAGATTTTTTGCATTGGCTTGATTGGCATCTAAATCCACATAACCATTGGCTGATAAGTATTGGCTGCGGTGTGTGCTGTCTGCGTATGAAATCCGACCCTGGGCATCCTCATAAAGTTGCCCCAATCCTGATGTTGCAAGCCCTGCAACCAGTGTATAAATATCAATCACACTGGATGAACGCGCTGCCAAATCATAATCACCTGGTTGATCAATCTCACCCAATCCATTATTTTCTGCACCTTGCCATTGCTGCGCTGGGGGTGAGTAAGTTGCCCAGGTGACTGCGGCTGGCACTTGCTGCCATTGATTAAATAAAACCTCAGATAAAACCCGATATATCTGATCACCATCAAATTCATGCGGCAAAATGCCTGTGGTGATAATTTTGGGCAATCTACTTAATGCACCTAATGCAATGATTGTGTATGTCTGAGCATAAGCAACTGAGCCAATTTCTGACACGCTTATTGTTGAATCAGTAATTGTTCCGCCAAATATCGGCACAAATGTTGCGGTTGAATCTTGCACTGAAATGGTGACTGATTGATTAATCTCAAATTCATAATTAGTTTGATCTAAATTAATTAATTCAATGTTGCAGTAACCCGCCTGGGCTTGACTGTAAATGTCGGTGCGCCCGCTAGTGATTGTAAGATTGCTCAGAATTAAATTTGTGTAATCAACTCCATCAATCTTGAGTTGCCATACTGGATTCCAGAGTGTCATCCGAATTTACTATAACTTCCAGTAACATTAAAATTGTTTGCCCCGCCCGTGCCGCGATCATAAGAATCATTTAGATTGCGCACAATTGTCCGTGCAGTGCCTTCAGGATCAATTGCGCCATTTACGGTGAGATTAATGATTGGAGCATCACGACCAGTTTCACCAGCAAATGTGCCACTTAAAGGATTATAAGTTTGTGGTGCAAGCCCTTTTTCCATTCCAACTAATGCATCCGCTTGTCTGCTCAAAACATCAAATTGTTTTTGTAATCCATCTAATGTTTTTTGTGCAGTCTTTGAACTGATTGCATCTGTTGCTAATAAGAATGTCGTGTCAGCAATTTTGTCTGAAATGCCTTGCAATTTATTTACTAAATCAGGTAAATTAACTGCTCCTACGGCTGCGCCAATTGAAACACCTGCATTAGACCCACCAGGTGTGAAACCACCACCAGGTGTGAAACCACCACCAGATGTGAAATCACTTGCGCCTAATGATCCTGATCCTGGAATCCCACTATATCCACCAACATTTGGTGCTGATGCAGTGCCAAAATCAGTTGATGTGTCTGAGTTTCTTGCAAGTGCATTTGCACCAGCCAAAATTCCCGCAGCAATTGCAGTTGCTCCTAATCCTGCCAATGGATTTAATGCAAAATAAGATGCAATGCCCGCGACTATTGCTGATGATTTTAATGCATTGTAAGCAATAATCAATGTTTTAATTGCAGTAACAATTGCGTTAATGCCGCCAATAATTGCTGATGCAGTAAATAAACCAGCCAAAATTGTGCCCACAATTATTGCTTGATCTTTTAATCCAACCAGGGTTGTAATCAAACTTTTTGTTTTTTCGCCAAAATTAAATGCTGCAAGTTGTGCATCATTGAAACCACTGACCAGTGAATTATCACCTGTTAAGCCACTGACAAATGCTTCAATTGCTGGCACTATGTTTGTCAAAATAAATTCAGCAAACTTTGTAAGGATAGGTAGCAGGGCAGTGCCAATGGATTCTTTTGCTTCATTAAATCTGTTTTTCATTATTTCAAGTTTGACCGCTAATGTATCTGAGTTTGCTGCGGCTGCTCCGCCCCACAAATCAGTTAAACGCTGAACATTGTCTTTGAATGTCATTGTCTTAGCATCTGCGGCAGTGATACCAATGCCTAATTTGGCAAGCCCTGTATCCTGCCCTGCGTATGCCTTTGATAATTGTGTAACAATTGATTCCAACTCAACACCCGTGCCGCGACTTACATCAATTGCAAGGTTTAAAATATCCTGTGATTTTGTAACATCTCCAGTGGCAACCGCTAATTTTTGAAATGCTGGTCTTAATTTGTCATCAGCAATTCCAGTTGTTAATGAAATTTTGCTAATGTAGTTTTCAGTTGCCGCAATTTGGGCATCAGTAGCACCCGTGGCGGTTTTAAGTGCGCTTGCTAATCGTAATTGAGCGGCTTCATCAGCAATTGCAGATTGCACACCATCCACAACCAATTTGGTTGCGTAGGCGGCGGCGGCGGTAGCAGCCAATGCAAATGCAGCGGCAGTTTTTTTGCTAAAATCTAAAACCGTATTTTCAAACGATCCGACACTCTTTTCAGCATCTGCTGTGGCTTTTTTTAATTGACTTAAATCCGCATCAAAGGTTATCGAAACTTTAGGCGTTGCCATTTAATCCCAACCCCTTCACAATTTCGGTGAATCCTTTTGAATACTCTTGAGCAACAACTGGTGCATAAAAATTGGTTGCTGGTGCAAGCCAATATCCTGATTCTTTGTAAGCGGCTTTAAATCTGTTTGAGTATTTACGCCCAGCACGATCAACACCTTGATGTGATCCATATTCTGTTCCCCATAACAATTCACCTGCGGCTGCACGGGTCTGTTTTGTTCTGACACCTTTTTTGTTTTTAACTCCGCCATAGGGTCTGCCCACTTTTTTAGTGCCACCAACATCAACCCGAATCATGCGATCGCGTGGCGTTAGCATTGAATCCAAAACCAATTTTGTTTGTGGGGCAGGGGCTTGCATTCCAAACATCATCAATTGTCCTGCAAGTCTTTTTGATAATGGTTGAGCCAAATCACGCACTTTTCCTGATGTTTCTTTGTCCATAAGTTTTAATGCAGCCCTTAAATCCCGCAACGCAACTGGCTCAAGCGTTATGGAATAAATCCCACGCCCTTTAGTGACTGCCATTGCGCTGCTCCAAAATCTCGACTGCGGTTAATATCTGCTCCGCGGTTTGCCATTCACTCATTGGTATTGATGTCGCAATTGCTAAATCAATCACCAAATGGCTTAAACTTCCGCGTTTATGGCTTTTGGGGTTTCACTGTCACCAACTGTCACATTGGCAACTGTTTCACACCAAATTTCAAACGATTTGACTGGCTTGCCACCTGATTCGCGTTTGTGTGCGTGATACGCCAAAAACATCAAATCACTGATTCCCATTTTGTCCTGCGCCTGACTTATTGTAAATCCACTTTTAGATTCCCATTTAAGCCATTCAGGTGGCTGGGCAACATAAGTTGCTTGATCACCGTTCATGTATTCAATTGTGATTGGTAGTTTCATTTGTTTGCTCCCGATTCTTTACTAGTCGTTGAGTAACGGTGTTGTTACGCAAGTGAATGACAATGAAACTGTTTGTGCATCAGGTGCAGTGCCGCCCGCTGATGGCAAAATTGGTTGAACATCAAATGTGAATACTGCGCCCGTTTCGGCAGTTAGTGAAACTGACAATGGT